TAATTGGTTGTAGAACTATCATATTAAGATAATCATTTGCAGTAGCTTTTGTTTTAAATGAAAAACCCCCAGCTATTGCTGAGGGCTTTCCGACCAAGAATAAGTAATTAGATTACTTAAGAGTTTGTACCAGCAGTAATGGTGATGGTAGCTCCACCAACAGTCCAAGAAGCAGCTCCTTTAGCTCCTCCAGAGAAGTCGATAAAGTTAGCAGGCATTTTCTCCATACCAGTCAAAGTAAGAGTGTATCCAGAAAGATCACCCATAGCAGAACCAGTTACGATAGTACCTCCAGAAACGTCAGCTCCGAACTCACGTCCAACAACAAATACGTTTCCGTTATAGTCTTCTACGAAGATGTGTGGTCTTCCGTAAGACATTAGTTTCAATTGTTTGTTGTCTGCAGCACTCAATTTGTGTAGAGTTAGCGACAATACTTGCTCGAAGAAGGTTGTTCCATTCTCTCTAGAAGAGTTAATGTTTTGAGTCAAGTTAGAGTTACCTTTTACTTCGTATTTGTAAGCAATGAATGCTGTATCGGTGAAATCATCTACCATGTCAGATGTTCCGTCAACTGTAGCAGTTCCGTACTCACCGAAATTTACAAAGTAAACAGCGGTAATTCCACCTACAACGTCCTTGCAAGGTTCTTTACGTCCAGCGTTAATATCACAAGCCATTTATATAAATTTTAAGTGTTAATTGAATTCTTTAATTATTAGCAGGGGGCTTTGAGACCCCCTGCCTCTAATTGGTATTAAGAGTATAGAACGATGTCAGATCCGATACCGTACTGAACACCGCTGGTGAAACGCATCACCACTCGGACGTTCTGAGATCCGTCAATTGATCCCATATCAATAACTTGTACTTCGTTGTGGTCAGAAAGCAATCCAGTTCCGAAGAATAGGTTAGATTTCTCAGCAGCCATAGCTTTGTTATCAGCAAGACCGTTAGCAACGAACAATTTAACTCCGTCAAAAGACAAAGATCCGTTGTTCCACCATTGAGTACCTTGTGCGTTAACACCATTAGCACCTAATCCAGAAGCACCAAATCCACCCAAAGCACGTACGTAAGCACGAGCGATGTTTTGAGAGATGTAGATGTAAAGATCTTCTTTACCGTAGATAGCAGATGGGATAGCATCAACGATTTTACCAAGCTCAGCAATTACGTTAGCAGCAGTTACAGAAGTACCAACTACATCGATTACAGAAGCATCAGCAGTAGCCAAAGCTACAAGACCATCGAACTCACCAGCAGTAGCGTTAGCTCCAGACCAGATAGTTTGCTCAGTTTTCTCAGCAACTTTAGCAGCTACGTGAGCGATCAAGAAATCTTGGAAAGAAGGAGGCAAGTTGTCAAATGCAGAATATCCCATTTGTACAGCTTCCCAGTCGCTTCTGAAGTCTTTCTTGCACAATTGCAAGTTAACTTGGAATTCTTCTGGTTGAAGGATTCTTTCAGTCAATGTCAAAGTAGAAGTAGGATCGAAATCACAAGTTGCATTCTTAACGATACCGTCAAGACCAACTTTTTTCATAACCTCTTTGTACTTTACATTTGGTTTTACAGTGATTCCACCATTCTCGATAGTAGAAGCACTCAATAGAGCTGCAGCAATGTATTTGCCTGCAAACTCACCAGCATAGGTAGTGGTAATTGAAGTAGTAGTAGCCATTTTTAAGTTTATTTAAATAGTTTGTTAAATACAGAATCAACAGTGGTCTTAGGACCTCTTTGTGCATAAAGATTCAATGGACCTTTAGCAACCTCAACTTCTGGAGTGTGAGTCATTGGAGCAACCTCTTCTGCAGCCAAGTCAACTTCTACTTCAGGAGCCTGAGCTGATAGTTCTTGTGGAACTTCCATCTCTTCTTTTTTGTCTTGAGAAGCCATTAAGCTTTCGTACATTGCTTTCATTTCAGCCAATGCCTTAGCTAACTCCTCTTTGGTAGCATATTTGTCTTCTCCTTCTGCGATGTCTTCAACAACATCTTCTGGAGAAGCTTCATCTTCCATAGGCATTTCTGCCAATACAACCTCTTCAGCTACCGCCTCAGGTTGTGCTTGTTCAGCAAGCTCAACTTCTTGAGGCTGTTCTGCGATAGTTACTTCGCCATCCTCAGAAAGAAGAACTTTCTTGAACTTGTCTAAAATTTCACTTGCTTTCATATGATTTATTGGGTTAATACTTTCTAAATCTCTAAGGATAATTAGAACGATTCTAAGCTGTTCTATTTTCAGCCATTTTGGCGTACCATAACTCGCACACCATCAGCCTTTTTCTCTTCCTTAGATTCTACCTTCTCTACGATAGAAGGAGCTTGTAATGGCTCAGCAATAGCTGGAGCCTCTTCTTTTTTCTTTTTCTTTGCCATATTGAATAAATTAAACATATTACTAATCGATTTTTGTTACGTTGCCAATTCCTTGAGCTTGTAATGAACCATCACAGCATTTAGTGCTGTAGGTTCCGTTTTTGCATAAGCACCCTCTCCTACTATTCTTTGGAGAGGTGCGACTTGCTGTCTTGTTGTTTTTATACATAGCTTTGTGTCTTTTGAATAAAGAATATGATGTTCCAGACCTGAGCAGTTCCACCATTGGCTGTAATCTTCCACTGACTTCCGTTAGTAACAAAACTTGCGTCAGCATAATACTGGAATATTGCGTGGCTATCATGTGCTACATCGTTTCCTTTTGGGAACGTCACAGTGTTTCTTATTCTGTCGTAAGGTGTTCCGTTTCCGCCCTGAAAGTGCATCTCCAAGTAAGTTTGATTAGCGTTAGGTGATGAATACTTAAATACAATAGTCATTATGTAAGTATCATTCAGGTTGTCTGCCAAAACCTTTTGAGTAGTACCATTGTAGTAATCAATACCAGTAGCACTTCTATATGAAGCTGCTGCATTATTAGGTAAAACAACTTCAACCCCCAAAGCTAAGTTTAACTTGTTGCTTGAGGTATATAATCCGTCATCATATCTTGCCCAACCTAATCCTTGACCAGCAGCACTTTGTGGGTATATCTTTACATTCTCACCGTTAAAGCCCATATAAAGGGCCTGATCGGTGACTTGCATAGCACCTTGCTCGATGTTTACGTTATTCAGATCAGACTCAGTCGTTTCTTGAACGTGTACCTTATAAGCTGAATTGACTGTTGTACTCATCGACCTTGTCCTTTATATAACTTCTTGTAATTCTTACTTGATTTAAGAGCAGATGTCTGACTCTTTGCGTGTACGTTAGGTCTGCTAACTTTAGGCTTCTCTATGTGTACAATTGCTGACTGTTTCTTAACTGCCATTATTCACCTCTTTTAATTTGAGCTAACTTTCTTTGTGCCCATTCGATGCCTTCTGTTCCTCCCCAGCCTAACCAAGCTACGTGTCCAGCATCTTTCCAAGCCTTGCCTCTATACTCAGGAGCTACAGCAGCATTCTTTCTGTGTCTAGCAAATGATGCCATACGAGCGATAGTCTCTCTAGAGATATTTTGTCTCTTGGCTAACTGATTGGCACGTCTCCATCCAATAGCTGTCATTCCATTGACTTCATCCCCATATCGTTTACGCCAGTTTAAGACCTTCTGAGCGTTGTCTGAAGCTGCTTGAGGGTAATCATCATAAGAAGCTAGATCTACGCTCTCAAGGGCTGCTAATAGCTCCTCAATGACTGTTAGAGCTTCTAATTCAGTCTCGTCTTGCTCTTCATCGTCATATGCAGCCAACGAGGCCATTTTATCGCTAAATTTACCCTCGATGCTTAGCCCTTTAAACGTTCCGTTCTTTACTTTAGCCCATACCTCATCGTTATTTACTCTGAGAACTACAGCCCAAGCACCCTCTACTGCGTTTAAATTGTACAAAGCTGTCTTGTCGGTCTTGGGATCTTCAACGATCCAAGACTCGACTAGGCTAACGCCATCTACTTCTACTTCATGTTCAAGCGTAGCGTTATTGCCTTTGTGACGCATTAAATATAATTCAGCTACCTTTCTAACAGTTTCTTTAGTAAAGAAGATATTGTACTCATATGGAGCCATACCTTCTTGTTCTAGTCTTCTATAGATAAGCTTGTCTGGAATAAGAGCTAATCCTACGATGATTCTCTTGTCTTCACTGATCGCTTTGAACTCCACTTTATGTGAGTTCAACGCTACGAAGTCTTCTTCGATGGCTGGGTATTCCACTAAACTAATGGCATCTACCCCAGACTCTAGGTTGTATTCATTTACAACTAATTCTATTACGTCCATCTTGTTCTTTTTATTAAAGGATAATTTATTTTTACCGATTTGTTTTGTTTTATTCAAACAATGGATTATCTTTGACCTCAAGTTTGCACTTTAGATGTCGTTGTCTGATTTGTTTTTGTTTATGGCTAAGCCTCCCTTAAAAAGGAGGCTTTTTCCATTTATATAGTAGCTGTAGAT